CAGAAAGGGGCCTGGAATTACAGCATTGGTGAAGACCGCATGTTCGGACGTGGATAAGCAAAATCCTACTGTGTACGTTTTCACGGTCCAGTACTGCCATGCTATTTACAGGGGCACCCAAAACGGTCATGCTGAAAGTGGAAGCGGTGCGGCAGTGTCCCATGAAAACCTACGGACGGTTGATAGCGTGAGCGTTAAATCGGTTATGGTGCTTTCACTCTTGAGCATGGCGGTGCTTCGGGCACAGGTGGCATCCGGGAGCGTGCCGTCCGCTCCCGACTGGCTTAGCACAGCCTCCCAGCTTACCCTGCAAGGCGCTCTTATCGTCGCGGTGGCGATCCTCTGGAAGGCGCTGGGCGTCAAAGATGCGCTGATCGTTTCGAGCATCAAAAGCGTGACCGAAGCTCTCCAGCAGTCCGCGGCGACACAAGCCGAGTTGCGCAATGTGATCCATGAATCGGTGGGAACGAAGCGGCAGTTATCCGAGGAGATCGCCCTGCTGCGAGGCAGTTTGGGAGGCCTTCCTTGCACACATCAGGAGCATGGCGGAGATAAGCCTTTCGGCCATGTGCGCTGAAATGATGTAAAGTAGGCGTGAGATGCCAATTCTGCCGCCTTCGGCCTTCGCTTTCTGCGGCCCGACCTACCTGGGAATCTCCCCGGTAATCGACGCAGAGCGCAGCATCAACCTTTTCCCTGAGCTGGAGATTGGCAGCGCCAAGAGCCAAATCGCACTGATCGGCAGGCCGGGTATGTCGGCCACTCCGTTTATCACTCTCCCCACGTCTCCGCTGCAAGCCTTCTGGGTCGGAGCAAACCGCCTGTTTGTGGTTTCCGGCGCGACAGTGTACGAACTCAACCCGAACGGAACGATCAAGACAAACTATGGCGGCTACCCCAACGTCCTGAACGAGGGGCCGGTCTACTTCCAGGCGAACTCGGCCGGCACGCAGTTGATTATGTGCCCGGCGGGCTCGGGCCAGATTTTCAATGTGGCGGCCGGTCCGCCGGCGGTCATCCAGCAGGTGACAACGGTGGGCGTCGGACTTGGCTTCTACGGGATCGCCCTCGAATACCTGGACGGCTTTTTCATCACGATTGCGCTCGGCGCATCCCTCCAGACCTCCAGCCCGAACCAGATCAACGTGAGCAATCTTGAGGACGGCACCATGTGGGACCCGCTCAACTATGTGGTGCGCAGCGGATCGGCTGACCAGGTGATCGCCCTGGCGGTCCTCAATTCGCTTCTGTGGATCTTCGGAGAGCGCACCATCGAAATATGGTACGACGCGGGGAATCCGCTCTTTCCATTGGCTCGGATGCAGGGAGGTACGATCAACCTCGGTTGTCTCGCCGCGGCATCGGTCGTCAAGTTCTACAACACGATCATGTGGGCGGGCGCGGATGCCACCGGGTACTGCCAAATCTACATGACGCAGGGACTCAGCCCGAACCGGGTTAGCACACCGGCGATTGAGAACCTCATCAACCAGACCCCGGCATTCGAGCTTCCGCTGATGTGGGCCTACGCCGAACAGACTGGCGGCCACACGTTCTACGTGCTCAACATCTGCAATTCCGCCTACCAGCCCACGGCAACCTATGTGTACGACCTCAGCACGGGCTTGTGGCACGAGCGGGTTTATGGAGCGGCGGCGTGGCCCGTATGTTTCGCCAGTGCTCCGGGTTTCGTCTACCCGACCGGAGACGCGGTGGGGAACTTCGTGGGAGACGGCCAGTCCTCCGGCAATATCTACTTTTCGAGTCTCACCTACCCGAGCGACGGGGGAACGGCGATCAACTACACCCGCACAGCGCCGGTCATCAACAAGGCGAACATGCGGCTCAAGTACCCGCGCTTCGAGCTGGACTGCGATATCGGAACCGCGCAACCGCAGCTTTCCTACTCAAACAACGGGGGCCGGAGTTTCAACGCTTGGAGTTACCCACTTCAGCAGGCGCAGGATCAGAGCGCGCCTGGGACCTTCCGGCGATTCTATGCTCGGCAGTTGGGGCAGGCTCGGAACCGCGTCTACAGGGTTACGATCAGCGACTCGGCGAACCTTATCCGAATCATCAACGCCTATGCCAGCGTGGAGCCCGGTACGGAGTCCTGATGGCGCGGAAAAGTCTTCCGAATCTCGGATACAACCCGCCCCCGCTTCAGACGCCACTCACCGCAGAGACTCCCGACATGCAGGGAGTTCCCTACCAGCAGCGCGGCGGCCCTCCGCGCGCCCAGGTGCACCAAGCCTGGGCGGCCTTCCACGCCAACACCTACCAGCAGATTTGCTTGACGAAGTTCTCCAGGACGATCCTGCTGAATAACTTGGCGATTGCAAACCCGTGCGCCAACGTCATCACCGTGCATCAAATCGGCTGGGGAACTCGCCTGACGGCGATCCTTACCAGCACGATATCAGCGGATCTCACGGTGGTTTTCACCAAGGGCGCGGACATCATGACAATCACGGTTCCGCATGGGACCGCCATCAATACGCCGGTCATTGTGCCGATCGCGGGCATCCTGTTTCAGGATCAGGAGGTGATCGTGCCGAAGATCACGGCCAGCGGCGGCGACACATCGGCGCTGCCAATTGTGGCTGTCACGGTAGAATGGAACCTTGTGCAGTCGCAGAGCATAAACCAGACGCCACCCACGGGGGATCAGAACTGATGGGCTGTTGCAACGATAAACCAAACCGGCAACGAACTTGCCAGTTCTGCGGAGCCCGGGCAGATACGGTGTACCCTTCGCTGATCGGCACGCCGAGGCCTGCATGTACGCCATGCGCCGACAAGAAGATGCGAGAGACGAAACAAGGAGCAAATTAAAAGGCGTGCACGCAGATCATGGGTCCGACTGCGGTTATCGACCCGGAGTTCAACACCTTATGAAGTACTCGCAGACCACCGGGCAACTGACCAGCGACGACGGCGGCGTGCTCGGCACTGGCTATTCCGGCAACGGCGCGGGGTTGAATAATCCAGCCATGCAAGACGTGGTGGACCGCGGGCCGCTGCCGCAAGGCATCTACACTGTGGGCCATCCGCTGAATCCGCCCGATCACCTCGGCCCGCTGGCTATGCCGCTGACTCCGGACCCGAGCAACGAGATGCACGGGCGAAGCGGCTTCTTCATGCACGGCGACAATTCGCGCCACGATCAAAGCGCATCGGAGGGCTGCATCATCATGCCGCAGTTGACGCGCCTGGCGGTATCCGGCGCATCGGATCGCACCCTCGAAGTCACCCCGTGACAATAATGCGCTACTTTCGGCAGCGACCCGCCGCCCGATCAGCCGGTGCCGGCTTGGGCGAAGATGACCAGGGCCGCGCAGATGAGGATGGCGTGCTTCATGCGATTATGGGAGTAGATGATGACGCGACGTGCTCTGTTTGCGCTGGTGGTCGGGGCCGTGGGCTGCAAGCCTGAACCAGGCCTTTCCGATTGGAGCGTGCGTGTCGAAACCGGGCCAGACGAAATATCGGAGATCGAAGCCGCCCACGAAGAACTCTGGCAACTGTCGGGTGCTCTTCATCCGCAAGACGTGCCGCAAGTGCGCGCTTTTCTTGAGCGTGCCATTGCGTCGCTGGAGACGAACATCCAGGATACGGATCGCATGCCCGGACCCCTCACATTTCCGTGGTGGCAGGAGTTGCGACCTGTGGATGTGCAGACGCTTCGAAAACTTCGGACGTTGCTGGAGGCGCTGGCATGACCCGCCGCGCTTTATTCGCTCTGGCTGCCGCTGCGGTGCTGGACCCTGAGCGATTGCTTTGGCGTCCCGGCGCGAAACTCGTTTCGATTCCGAAGGCAATGTCGTTTCAGGGTTGGGGAATTCCGGGAACCGACCCGCCACTCTGCGTGGGTGACATCCTGACGTTTTGGAACGATCCGCAGCAATACCGCGTAACGGCGACCGGGCGAATATGTGCGGGTCGAGTTGAAGCCGGTGCTGAATTCAGCGCGTATCACTGGTCTGATGCCAATGAAGGGAATCGCGCGTGAAGGCCGTTTCTACGCGAAATACGTGGAACTCCGTGGCGGCAGCGACCGCAACGGGGGCGCCTTCGAGGCTTCGGTCCATACCCTTACATGACGCGACGCACCCTATTTGCGATGGTTGGTGCTGCGGTACTGGACCCTACGACGAGCAGACACAGGAAGAGGTGGGCCGCGCCTTCAACGTCACGCGCGGCCAAATCTCAAACCTGGAAAAGAGCGCGCTCGCCGAGCTGCGCGGGAAGCTGGCCGCATAAATGCCGGGTCTC